TTACTTGCATACTTAGTTGTTGAAAAAGGATTAGGAGTTAGCTCTATAATTACTGGTGGCTCCTGTCTATCAGGATGAGCATATTGTAATCCTTCAGGATCAGCTTGATGTGGTTTTGGTTCAAGTTGTGGATGTTTTTTTTCATATTCAGAAATATGTACCCATGATCCATTCCATTCTTGAACCATTTCAGTATATGGAAATCTCTGACCAGAACGGTCTGAGATCATATAAGCATATTTTCCTCTAGATAAATTTCCCATTATGCGCTCGGATAGTAAGTTTTAGGTGTAATAAATGAACTTGAAGAAGATCCATCATTATCTAATGCTCTTAATAATTCATCTTCATATAACATTTTCATTTCTTGTCCACGTTGTGGTGCAAATTTAACTGCTAAATAATAAGCAAGTCCTGCGCACATACACGGAACAAATCTATATGGAACGTTTGTAATATTTGTATAAGCTCCAACATCTTGAATTCTTTTTGCATAGTAATAATGCATTACGTTATTCACCTGATCTGATCCTGGTGTTAAATATAAAGTGATTGTAATTTTATCTATAAATCTTTGTACCCAATATTGAGTTGATTGACCTTGTGAATATTTAGAAGACAAAGAATTGTAAACTGATCTACTAATTTTAGTAAGTGGAAAATCTACAACCGGTACTTGTTGTGTATTTCTATATGATGCTTCATAAATATCATCTGGTCCATATGTTATAGAATTATAGTCATAAACTGCAGTATTGTCAGCATGAGTTGCAGCGGTTGTACTATTAGCACCTCGAGTACAACCTGTTATTTGATTAGAATTTGTATTAGTTCCTGTGTAAGTAATTTGTTCAGTTCCAATTAATAATGTTCCAGTTGTTGGAAACTGCCAAACTGAATCTAATGTAATTGTAGTTTGTCCTGCAGTAATTGCACCATCTAAATAGCTAAATACTCCATCTGAAGTTCCATCAGATGCTGATCTATAAATTGTATATGTAGATTGACCTTCTACAAATGAAATATCATTACTAGCCACTTCCCAATAATGAAGACCTCTGTTTGCCCACTCTTGAAACATGATGTTCAGCGAGCGACGCGCGGCTTTCATTTGGTTACCAGTATTATTGATAAGACCAATTCTTTCGTAAGACTCTTCTATAATTTCATCAATAGTAAAAGTTTTTTCAAAAACTGTAGTGCCTGAAGAAGTAGCCATTGAGCGACTCCTATTTATCTATAAATAACGTAACCGTTAGACTTGTATTTGAAACTATTCCAATACCATCAACTATTCCTGTTCCATTTCGTCCTGCATAAAGAACTCCATCTTCAGGAAGATTTAATGTTTGTGTGCTATTTGCACCAACTGCTATTGGAATATAAACTTCTGTATTAGTTGAAGTACTAACTGTTGTAGTATTTGCTAGACCATTAATTATACATGTACCAGCAGTTGCTGTACCATTTTGTGCTGAGTATCCTCTTAATCTTGTAGGTCCAGTAAATAAAACTAAAGTAGAAAGATTACTTGCAACAACTACCGGTTTTACATCTGATTTGTAAGCCATTTTTTTCTCCTTAAATTAAGAGCTCCCGAAGGAGCTCTTAAAAAATTAATTATTATGATGTTGATACAACTAAAGAAACGTTATCACATCTAATCCAATTAGTTCCATTAGAGAAAGCATAAATTGCTACTCCAGAAGCACCATTGTCAGTGTAAATCATATTTGCTTTGCTTGTTGTTGCTAACAAAGTATTTCCTGAATAAGGTCCACTTTGTATTTGAAGAGTTGTAGAATTAACAACTGTATAAACTATGTTGCCACCTTGTTCTGTATCTGAAGGTGTTCCTGTTACTCCTGCATTTGGGTTTGGTCCACCAATAAATCCATTTAAAGATGTTACTGGACCAGTAAACGTTGTATTTGCCATAGTATGTTCTCCTAGTTATTCCAATGCAGTCTCTAGGCCGTCGACTATACGCGTCCGCATTAGAAAGTTAAGTATAGTGATTAAGATATAACTGAATTTATTGAATAGCGCAAGGGATACCTGCATCGAAAATCTACTTTTCGGATATATAGCTAGGTTTAGCTAGCTACAGAAAACTCAGGAGCAGCCATTTCTACCTTAATTTGCCTGTGTGCTATTTCAGCTTCAGACATTTTAATCTGGTTAATGATTTCACGAATTTTTTCGTCAATCCTAACCATATCAAGAGTATATATTCCCTCTTGAACGTAGTGTTGCTCCCAATCAAGTTCTAGGGCTCTCTTCTTTGTGTAAAGAGCTTGAACGTGATTTATCATCTACAACCTCCTCATAGGTTATCCAGCATTTATCTTTAGCAAAAGATCGCATGCTGTCTTTTAGTAATATACCTTTTTTTCCTATTTTGTCAAGGATAGCTAGTTCTATACTTTCTGCACTATCTTCAGCTTCAATGTTAAAATTAGCCATGTGACCATACGCTCTAATTTTTACTTGAAACATTTTTGTCATAATTCTTTCTTTCTAACATATTAATGGGGTGAGATATACCCACCCCATTAAATAAATTGCTTATAAATTAAGCGCCTTGAGAACCGTAAATACCTCTAGGGTCAGACCAGCCGAAGCTGTATCTTTCTCTAGCTTTGTATCTAACGTTACCTGTATCAAAGTCACCTTCCATAGCAGTTTTGATAGGTGCTCTTACGAACATCTTTAAACCGTTTGGAACGTCAGTTTTGATAAAGAACGCATCTGTATCAGTTAAGAAATTGTTAACCACGTAACCTTGTGGAACCATTCCCATTGATCTGATTGCGTTTGTATCGTTATCAGCAGTACCAGTTCTATTAGCTGATTTCATTAATCTTTCCGCAGTGAATTGTAATTCTTTTGGAATGATTAATTTAACACCTTGAGCTGCAATTTTTAAACCACGTTCATCAGTGAATGCATTGATATCGATCAATGATTGTTCTAATGAAGTTTCGTTTAAGTCAGCTTGTGTAGCAAGTGTATTACTGAATGAACCAGCAATAGTTGGGTGAGCGGAGTTAATCAAAGATTTTCCGTCGCCACCAGCATAAGAAGCACTGAATGAATTGTTTAATACATTCGCTCCGAATACTTGCTTAGTGTTTGCCATAGATCTTGCTAGTGCTTTTGTATATCTAGACGCAAGTCTGTCATACAAATTGTCCTCAATCGCTTCTTCAGTGATTGCGAAAGCAAGTGCTATAGTGTTATGAGTGTATCTAGCTGTGAAAGTTTCTTGCGCATTGTCAAATACAACTGCAGATCCTTCCGGCTTGATTTCCGCATTTGCGAATCCAGATAACATTACTTCCTCTTCGAAAGCTCTGTCTGAAGTCTCAACATCGAAAATTTCAAGGTGCTGATTCTCGTATCTTTTATATTCCAGGCCGAATAGTGCATTCAATCCTGGCTCTAGTTCTTTAACTAGTTGTCCTCTTGATATAGCCATAATTAATCTCCTATATTCCTGTGAATTGTTTATAGAAATGATTATTAATGATAGCAGTTACTACTACGTTTGTAGAGTAAGTTGTAGCATTTAATAATTCATTATTGAAGCCTTTTGCAACTCCAATGACACGTAACTGAGCGCCAGTCGAAACTGCCAATTGCGATGTATTTAAAGTAACTTTAGATACATAGTTAGCTGAAGATCCAGCTGTATAAACGATATTTCCGTTTAAGAAAATATCCGCGATTGGAAGAGCCGCCGAAGCTTGTACTTCGTATCTCTCATAAGGGTCGTCACTAACATAGCCTACAATGTCAGTAGCTGTGTTTGAAGCTGCTAAATTGTTTGCCCATGTTGGTTTCTTAGTTGAAGCATTCGTAAAGAAAACTCCGTTAAGCGAACCTAATAATTGATCACTAGAACCCGCTACCGTAATGTATCCAGTATTAGCTGCTGTTACTGGGTCATTTTGATAGATAGCTGATGAGCTAGCTGCAATATTATATTCACTTAAACCTTGAGCATCTCTATTCTGTCCAACTTTGCCTATTGGTAATAAACCAAAGGCTGCGTTTGCGTTAGCCATAGTTTTTTTCCTTGTTTAAGTTTTTATTTACTTTGTTGATATCACAAAAAAATTATTTTTTGTTTGTACCACCAAAAGTTACACGAGTTTGCCTCTCACTATTGATTGGCATACTTGGGTGCTGATCCTTGTAGACATCGTTATTAACTGCGTCTTCTCGATCCTTAGTTTGTTTTGCAAAATAAGCATTACGAGCTTCTGCGAGTTCTACAGGTATCCTTGCCAGCGCAAGGCCACCATGCCCGATTACTCCCGCGTATTTTCCTTCGCCTATTGTTGAATAAGTTTCGCCAGGGTATTCATCAGCTCTCACTAATTCAAATCCTGAACGTAATTTACTTGAAACGTTTTTAGAGTCATCTTGACCTAATATTTCAAGTCTTATCCATCGGTGTTTAAAACCGTCCTTAGGGCGCGGTGCATCTAAACTTGATGGTGGAGTCCAAGT